ACGCGCGAATAGTCGCCGCTGTCGATTTCAGACGGCCAAGGCAGGGAAGCACAAACAAGCCCGCCAAGATCAGAGCCTATAATTGACACGCCAGCATCATCGCCGGTTTCAAGTGGCTGGGCCGCCCAAGGCAAAGGCGTATGCGCGGGGGTGTCAGTCATTGCGGCTTTTCCTATCTGAGGCCGCGACACGCTTCCGGCACCTATCATAGATGCGGCGATGTTCGGCGCGGAGTGTTTGATGCTCCACCTTGATTGCGGCAAGGCGGGCATGTTCTTGATCGGTTAAATGGTGTTTCCAACTCATTCCGCATGAATTGCACGGATTTCCGCATTGTGCAAGCAGAATATTTAAGACCGGCTTTCCCTACGCTGCCGGTCAAAGCGTCCGAACCATCGCGGGGCTGTCGCTTGGGGGATACGCTCCGTTTTTAGCCCGCCTGACACCGTGCCAGACTTCGCCGCGATTAGGGGTGGTTAGGCTATGAACAAATCCTGCTGACGTTGAGCGTCCTCGATTCTTTTACAGGCAATGTCGAAATACTTTTCCTCACGTTCCACGCCGATGAAGTCCCGCCCCATTTGGACAGCGGCAACGCCAGTGGTTCCTGAACCCATAAAGGGGTCGAGGATGGTTTGGGCATCCTTTGCCGCCCACTCGATGCAAGCCTTCATCACCGCTATTGGCTTCTGTGTCGGGTGGAATCTCTTGCCGCCGTCTGCGTTGACGACACCGCCATGCAGAACGCGCACAATCTTGTCGTAGCCGCTGGTCTTGTTCGACCAAGCTAATTCAAATGGGCTGCCCAGCATCTTATCAGCAACACCATCGATGGTGCGCTTATCCCAACAAAGCCAGCGGCCACGGTGTGGCAGTTGCGCCGGAAAGCAGTTAGCGCCAAACATCAGGATGCTATCGGCAGCCGTAAAAAACGCGGTTAGGTCCAAAGAGCCGTCATCATTGGCAATTTTAGAGAATTTTTGTGCGCCGAGATTGCCGAGTGTTGACTCATAATCGATCCCATAAGGCGGATCAGTCACCACCGCATCAACCTTACCCAAAGTCGGCAGCACATCCCTGCAATCACCCAAATAAAGCGTTGCCCGCCCGATTGTCTCAACGCGCATCGCTAACCCCCATCATTGCGTTAATCACCTTGCGCATCTCACACCACCACCCCTGCATCATCCATCATCCGGCGGATTGCGTATTCGGCTGGGCCTGGAACCTTAGACGTTCCTTTCTCCCAGCGCAGGATTGATTGCCAGCCATTGACGCCCATGAACATCGCTTGCGCCATTGCGTGTTGTGATAGGCCAAGAGCGTTGCGGGCTGCGCGGAATTGTTGGGGGGTCATGTGGTGGCCTTAAAATTGGTGGGGGCTATCGGTTTCGAACCGCCTGTTAAGGTGATTGATCTAATCACTCTCGGCCCACTCCCTGCACCGCCTTTCAGCGTGGTGGACGCGGCCCCCGTATCTCAAAACGGAAAATCTACAGCGACAGGAAATTCACGATGAACGCGCTTGCCTGTAGTAATATCACGAACTTCGCAACGCACGTCATGATCCTGATCTTCGCGCTCAAGAAGTTTAAATGCCCACTCAGCGGTTTGAGAAACTGCGACGCGGCGACCACGCCATCCGACAATGCGATCCCGATCATCAAAATCGGCAACCATGCGAACAATCTCAAACTTAGCCATCTCAAAATCCTTTCGGCTGGGTCAATCCCAATAACCTCACCCTAGCAGTTTGAAAGTGGGTGTCAAGCGGAAAATTTGGGGCTGGCTGTTTTAGATCCCACCAGCCCCATGCACGTTACGGGACATTCGCAGGGTTTCCTGATCACCGATAACCGGCCCCGCTTAAAACCGTAGCTGCCCCGTCCTGTCGATCCTTGTGCATAGGTTCGTTGGAATATCCGGCTCCGGTGTGGGGGGATGGTGCAGGGGTTTGGGGAGGGTGTCAAGCGTCACTTAACCGGCTGCCAGTCTGTTATATCGCCTCCGCTTTCACCTTCCGGCCAAGGCTTCCAGCGGTATGTTTTGGGATCGATGCGGCGGATTACAAACCCGTTGCGCAACTTCACGTCTACCAGCTCATGCGGGGGTGTGGTGCCGGTGTTTTTAGGCATCAGCCCAATCCGTTCCCATCGTTTCCGGTATCTTGACTTCGACCGGAATCTTGAACTTCCCCACCAAACGCTTTGCCAATGCAAACGAAGCTGCCTGTCCAGTGTAACTATGATCGCAATCGCCAAAAATAGTTATCCGCTCCACGCCTTGTGGAGGCGTCCAATTCGCCAAAGCGTTAGCGGTTAGCGCTGCCCATGTCGGAATGCGAAACCGCTTCGCCGCGCTAATGGCGGTCTCTATCCCTTCGGCAATGCCTAAATTTGCACCAGCTTCAAACAATCGAACCGCACCGCCTTCTGGAAACTGTCCTGGCATAATTGCCCTAGGATCAACCATATCAGCCTTGCCGTTGGGGCCTAAAAACGTTCGGTGAATTGTCCCTGCCTCGCCATTTGCGTCAGACACAAGCGCAATCATCGCGGGATAGTTTGAACCGTCCGGTGCACGGCAAAACGGCACAAACCGCAAGCAACTTGGCATTTTAGCAGGCAACACGCCGCGCCCTGAAAGATACTGCCACGCTAGATCGCCCTCACTTATCGGCTTAGACGCAGCCCATAATTCACGCTTTAGATCGCGGCTCCTAGCCTCATCCAATTTTCTAACAGGCTCAATTTTCACACCGCTAACAATCTCGTCAACCTGCTTTGCGCATTCCCTAAAATCCCATCCTTTGAACTTTTGCAGGAATTGAAAACCATCTCCCGCGCCGCACTGCGAACAAAAAAACGAACCGTTGCCTTTGTCGTTATCCCACCGGAACCTGTCCCGTCCTTCACAAAACGGACAAGGGCCATGCTTGCCGGTCAAAAACCTTTGATCGATGCCGAGCTGCATCAACACGCCACGCCACTTGCCGCGCGCCTTATCCGCCGTTCTCATTTTGCTTTCCTCTTGGCAAAACGGATATCTTTCGCCCTGACAAATGCCAAAACCTCAGGTGTAGCAGGCATCGGCCTAGCCGCTTTCGCCTCACCTATCGGCCATACCCCAAACTTGTCTTTGTAGGCATAGGCCGCCCACCCTGTAGACCTGCCACGGGATTGTGCGATGCCTAAAAGCTGTCCGTAAAAAGCGGCCTTATCCGCCATACTAGGTTTGCGCTTTACCCCTAACTTAACCTCAATCAATTCGCCATCCTCGGTTTCAATATCCGATTGCGCAGTAGGCTCAAACTGACAGACTGGACACTTACGAACCTTCGGAGCCTTCAACGTGTTGCACGATGGACATTCCTTTGGAAGCGGATCTCCCTTTTCCTTTTTCGTCTTATTCTTTTCGCCGCCCTTCAAAAGCTTTTCGTGATTAATGTCAGTGACAAACCCAAGTCGAGAATGATTGTCTGCATGATCTAATATCAAGGCTTCAACCTTTCCCGGCGCTGTCCGCAACGCCCTGCCTACAATCTGCACATGTCGCATTTCCGATTTTGTCGGATTGGCAAGAACAATGCACCGCACGTCGGCATCCACGCCCGTTGTCAAAGTCCCGACATTGACAATTCCAGCAATGGAACCGCGCGACATTTGATCGAAAAGCACCTTACGCTCGATCCTGTCCGTGAAGGCATCGCAATATCCCATCGGAATACCAGCTTCTGCAAATTCAGATTGCAACTTGGCAGCGTGGGCACGGTCTACCGCAAACACTAGCGTCGGTTGCCAGTCTGCAAGTTTTAGCCATGTGCGGACGATATCGGCAACAAGTACCCTGTCCCCCATGACTTCCGATAAATCGCCCTCATGATACTCCCCAGCCTTCGTGCGAACGCCTGATAAGTCTGGATGCGTAGGCGCGTAAACACGAAACGGCGCAAGATAACCTTGATTGATTAAATCCTGCATCCCAACCGGCCTGACTAAATCCTGCCAATCATCCGCCATGCCCTTCGCCCACGGTGTAGCAGATAAACCAATGAACGGAACATTAGGTCGCTTGGACATCCATTCAGCAAGCACCTTAAATCGTAAATGCGCCTCATCGACAATGACCAGATCGACATCGGGGCACCCCCTCTTAGCGAGAGTTTGAACCGAACAAACCTGAACCGGCTGGGCCATGTTACGCAATTCATGATCGCCCTGCATCACGCCAACGCAATCAATCCCTTCCATCGCGAAAGCTTCAACGGTCTGGTCAATCAATGAAAGCGCGGGAACCGTAAACGCGACCGTTCGATCCTTGGATAGAGCGCCATTTACAATTTCAGCCGCAAGGCGTGTCTTACCTGCCCCTGTCGGTAATTGGCAAACCACCCGCTTATTCCCAGCCAGCATAGATTGCCTGATCATCGTCATGGCTAGGGTTTGATGCGGGCGAAGCGGGCGGGATTGAAACCCTGTGTCGAATAACGTGGCCATCACTTACCCCCCTGCACAACGGCAAACGGATTTTCGCCAACGTCATCTGCTAAGCTCTCTATAACAGAACTCATCCCATGGTTTGGACCACCACCACCACCACTACCCGCGCGGGGTTGAATCGCCGTTGCCATTCCGTTGCCATTCCGTTGCAACGTCCGTTCAACAGCCGTTGCCGTTTTACGCGCCATCGCAGAGGCTATTCCTGCCTTCCTTTTTTGCTCAATATTGGCTTGAGCCTTGATAAATTCCGCAGTAATTTCAGGCATCGCAATTACGCCATTTTCGACAATGCAGCCGTCTAGGACTGCAATGCGCAAGGCTTTCCATTTCTGGACAGGCAAGCGAACGTGCTTCGCAATCCACTTATCATCATCAGGGATTGTGCCGCTATTTTCCCACAAAAGCATTTTCAAATAGCAAAGTGCAGAGTGCTCTATGTGATCCAACGTGCTCGCAGCTGCCTTGTGATCCTTGATAAACCACGGCATCCATAACGTTGCTTTAGGGGTGTCATTAGACATTGGCGCACCTCCACGCTTGCAACGCGGGCGCAATTACGCTAAATAATACATCATTCATCGGGCGGTCCTTTCGCCAGTTGATAGGGCGGGGTTGGAGCGTCTTGCCACATTCGCTCACCTCGCCCGCCCTCCATACCTTAAACCATTCTGCTATGCAACTTTCAGCGTTTCGCAAGCGTCGTCATGCAAACCTCGAACGGCAATGTGATCCAGGATGATGCGCTTAGCCTCAATGGCCGTACTTGTTACCCTTCCAAAGAGGCTTACCGCAAGTCTTGCACTCACCCATACGTCACCTCGCACCATTGCGGAAACGTAAGGTAAATAAGTGACCGATCGCGGCGCATAAATTCGGCAAGCATCACTTGGTGCATAGTCCGATGCTCGCGGTATGGAAACCGGCGCGGTGCGGGCTTGCATACGGCGCAACTATCCT